CCTTATCGTAGGCCGCGACGGCGGTGGGCCAGCATGTTCATGCCAGTACCGCGATTTTGAACCTGGCCTTGTTGCCGGATTCGGTTGTGTTGCAATGGGTCAGCCCAGAACTTCTTCTCTTCAGCTTCCTGCATACGCTTACGAATCTCAGACTGGTCAATGACAAGCTGCTGTTCCCAATGGTAACAAGCGCCTGCCAGGGCATCCAATCGGTCATCGTGGATTAGAGAATCACGGTCACGGGTGATGTGATTCATCTGCTGCATCATGCAGTAAGTGATTCGGTTTACGTCCGGGTGAACCTGTAGGGATTGACGCTCGCTCAGCAGTGCATCTTCAGCGAAGATAAGAGAGCCGCGTGCAATGATGGGTTCCAGAATGTCGATGATACGGACTTCCTTCTGCCCGGTTACGAAGTCATTCTCTACAGAACAGTCAGGGTAAACCTCACGTAAGATAGGAAGGAACACAGCCAGGAATGCACCATAGCCGAAGTTCTGCTCAATCTTCACGATGTTAGGCTTGAACCGTTTGACCAGCTCAGCGAGCTTGACCAGGGAACCATCAGATTCACCAGCACCATTGAGGCCGTAGCCACCCTTGATGCCACCGTATCCCAGGACGAAGATGTTACCGTTTAGGAAGGCAGTACAAGCCCATCCAGTTTCGTCACCCCCGTGAGTCCCTTTGCCTTTACCGCCACCTGCGGGGTCGATGTAGAAGCAGATGCCTGTAGGCTTAGCCAGTTCTGCGGAATATGTGTGAGGCTTAGCGAACCGATAGGTCTTGCCTTCGATTTGCACTTCTCGGTAGTCGTAGCCACGTTTAATCTCCAGTGGTAATTCATCACCTACACGAATTGGCATCGTTAGGCAGTTGTCAGTTTTCAACGGATAGCGTTCAGCATCCATCAGTTTGGTGTTCAGCATGTGCTGAAGCTGGAACCATGCTGGCCCCTGGTCACGTTCCTTAGCCTGGAGGATTTGCTCACCCAGGAATGAAGGTTCGATAGGGATACCCTGGTCGCCATTGACACCACCTCCACCCTGAACCTCCGGGTAACGCTCCATGATTGAGGATAGTAACGGGGCCAAGTGCTCGCCATAGTACGGGAGCTGTTCAGCGGTAGGGAAACGACCTGGCCAGATACGAACGTTGTAACCACGTCCCGGTAGGGTGTTGTAGATAGAGTCAGACGACTGCGGAGTACCCAGGTAGATGATTCGACCGGACTGGTTGATGGATGTAAAGTCCAGGGTTTTAGCCAGGAGCTGTTCACGCATCAGTGCAGTAAGGGAGTTCTTCTGGGACTCAATATCATCCGCTAACAGTGTATCGGCACGTCGGCCCTGAAGGTTAGCAGTGATACCACAGCAGCTTACGGAAGCGGATTTATCCAGCTTACGGAGCGAGTAGTGAAGGTCAAACTTCTCAACCGATACACGGTCGCCTTTGGACTTATCCGGGCGCATACACTCCAGAATATCCATATTCATAATGATACGAATAACCAGGGTGGAAATATCAGTAGCCTGTGAGCCACCAGCCGAGATAATCAGGACACGGTGTTTAGGGTCGTGTATAAGTTGCCATACACAGAAGGCCGCAGCGATGGTAGTCTTTGCCTGCGAACGCTGTGCTTCAATCATGATGTACTTGCCACCATTAACCATGAAGTCGGCAATGTCAGCTTGAATCTTTGATACCGAGAAGCCTAACTCCACCATAACGTCGGTGAGGAAACGCTTGAAATCTTTGTAGTGAATCTGAAGGGCTGCAAGCTGTTCCAGGCGAACACGTCGCTCTTTCTCCAACTCAGGCAGTTTGGCAAAGTCCTCGTCCGAGAGGTAAGGGAGGGAGTTACCCTCCTCCTCCAGACGTGCTACCATTTCCTCCTCAGTTTCCATCAATACGCTATATGGGATAGTCATTAGTGCCTCTGAATAAAGTCAGAAATATCAACCTGGGTGAGTTCATCCACAGGGATAATACCGGATACACTGTCAGATTCACCTGAGCGTTGCTTCAGCTTCTCTTTCAGTTTACCCATTGCGTTATCGCGGGTCGGTACAATACCGATGTTGTTATCTTTCAGGATAGCCCGGATAACGTTGTAGTCGGCAGCGGTTGCCATGTCTTCCTCAAGCAGCAGCGCGAGCTTCTGAAGGGACTTGTTAAGCAGCAGTTTAGCCAGCTTCTCGTTGTCCATGTCAGCGAGCATCTGCTTGAACAGGTCAAGTTTCTCGTCTTCAGTCATGTGCTGTTCCTCTTAAATACTCCTACAATGCTTTTTACAATCATCACGATAAGGTACACGATGGTGAGAAGGTATACCCAATCCTGTAGACTTACGCCTGCTACAGTCAATCCCGTCACAACGACGGGCGGGACACCGGGAGCCGCCTTCTCAACGGTGTCCACAAGCCACATAATTTACTCCTTATTTAGTTGTATACGTGCAAACTGCCTCTGGTCGAATTACCGTACCTGCCGGGATATTCGTACCGAGTGGGTCGGCCAGTCCAATCGTATAAATGCCACCGCCGATATAAGCGGAGCGGATAATGGTAGTGTGAAGGTCAGCGCCACCCGCACCACCGCCAGGAACTACAATCTTGCAACCTGCCGTCTTCCAGTACACAGTAGTCCAGTTCTCCGTGGTGTTACCCTGGAGGGTAGTTGCACCTGCGGTAGCTGCACGAACTACAGTATCACCGGACGACTTAAACTGACAGCCTTCAGTCAGGATATGATAAATCGTACCCTGGTTGTTGACGATACGGTCGCCAGGAAGGAACCAGTAACCCCACGGGAAGCCTTTAGCTTCCAGCCAGTAAGTACCGTCAATCTTAGTGATTGGAGTACCTCGGTTAGTGGTAGAGCTTGCAGTCTTGCGAATCGGGAAGTTCGTATTGGATACGTTCATCTCGTCCACTGCAATACGACCAAGCGATACGCCAGTGTTGGCAATCAGGTTAGCTCGCACGTTGCTGAAGTTTGCTACACATCGGGAATAACGACGTACAGAGTCACGGCCATCGTTTTGAACACGGTGGAACTCAATATCAGCCTCTTTCACACGGACGTTAGCCACGGAGTAATCAGACGCATGGCCTACGAGGGTCAGGCTATCTGCTTTCAGGCTGTCAATATCCAGGAATGATTCAAAGGCATCATTGGTTGCCATGTGCACTTCAACGGAACCTGCAATGTCAATATTGCGGAGGGTGATGTTACGACCTGCTGATTTGTACTGCCCGGCTGTGATGCCCCACGTAACCCACAGCATACGCTGCCCGGTTAACGGGTTTCCAGTCATACCGTCTACCGTAATATCAGCACAACCGTACAGGACAAGACCTGCGGCTTCGATACCAGCGTTAGTGGAACGGTTATTGTCTGGGTACAGCTCGACGTTCTCAATCAGACAGTTGTAGGATTTCTCCAGGTGGATACACTGACGTGCAGCGTACACGCGGCAGTTACGCAGCGTAAGGTTCTTGAAGTAATCCGTGTAGTCGTCGGTGATTCCGTAGTTACCTTTACCAGCAAACCCCATAGCAATGCCCCAATTGGGCTGGGTGCCGAGATGGTCAACGGTGTCAATCACAACGTCTTCTACCAGTGTGTACTTGTCGTTGATGCACAGGTTCATCTCAATACAGTCACCCTGCATATCAAAGAACTGCAATCCACGCATGATGTTAGCACGTAGGCCAGCACCAGCACCACCTTGACGGAGATAACCAAAATAACAGTTGCGGAACGTGCCGTAGCGAAGTTCCACAGTAGATTCACTCACAACCTTCTCAGAGAATACAGCCGCTGTAGAGCGCGTGTTCTCAATGTTGAAGTTCTGAACCAGTAAGTTACCGTCAGTGTGGTGAATGTATACACGGTCAAACGAGCACCAGTCAAAGGTCACATCTGCTTTAACCGCGAACTTCTGAGAAGTAGACGATGCAGGGCCAATGAACTTAGCACCAGTAATCTGGATAGGTTGCTCAAGTTGAACCTGGCCATTCATGAAGTATGAGCCAGTTGACCAGATGGGAAGCCCCAGGATGTTAGCCGCATCAACGGTAGCCTGAATCTTTGCCGTTTGGTCAGTAGTCGTACCTGGTACAGCACCGAACATCTCAAAGCTGAGATATTTAATAGCCGTGTCCAGGCCACCAGTACCGTGAGCTAACCCAACATGGGATAGGCCATTAGTCTGGCGAAGTGACTGGAGAACAGCCTCGGCTGAACCCGCCACCGGGGTAACTGCAACAATATCACCATTAACGTCGAATGACAATGCTTTACCTGCACGCAAATCCTTAGCCGGGAGTTCCGATAGGGTTTCACCTACTGGAGCACGGACAGAACGGTTTACGTTGTTTGGTGCGTTAACGTGAGATTGTGCAACATCCATAGCGTCATTGGCTACGTTGAGAGCTTCCA